ATTTTTTACGTGGATGTCTACGTGAATGAGCAGTTTATGGGTAGAGGACACGCAAAGAGTAAGAAGCAAGCTGAACAGTTAGCAGCTCGAGCGTTCTTTGAACAACTTAAAAACTACCAACAATAATACATTAATATGCATCCCAACGTCAAAGCTCTGATTGAACGGGAATATGCGGCTCAAAAGTCTGAAGAATGGTTAGCCCTTCGTGGACAGTTATTAACCGCAAGTGATGCAGCAACCGCCATCGGTGTGAATAAGTACGAGACTCCCGACGACCTTCTTCGAAAAAAGTGTGGTGTGGGGCCTCGTTTTATGGGCAATGAAGCCACAAGACATGGTGAAAAATACGAAGATGAGGCTCGTATTCTCTATGAAGAGAGACATGGCGAAGTCGTTCACGAAATTGGTCTTTGCCCCCACCCACTTTATAACTGGCTCGGTGGATCACCCGATGGTGTCACTGAAAGTGGGAAACTTGTAGAAATTAAGTGTCCGATGAGTCGTAAGATTGAAGCACTCGTACCCGAGCATTATATGCCCCAATTACAATTATGTATGCAGATCTTAGACTTGGAAGAAGCAGATTTTATTCAATATAAGCCTGCAGAGACAAATTGGCCTCGACCAGAGGAGTTTGTGGTTGTAAATGTAAAGAGAGATCCCGAATGGTGGACAACAAATTTACCGATAATGAAAGAATTTTGGGATAAGGTTCTCTACTACAGAGAACATCTTGATGAGTTGCCTATGCCCAAGGAGAAGAAGACTCGCAAGAAGAAGGAAGTACCGCCACCCGTCTGTGAAGTTCAAGCCATTTCTGACGAGGATGTGTATATCGAGGATTGAATTCTCTCTATCATAGCGAGTTTATCCTCCTCTTCATATGAATCACTTTTTGATAAATTGTCCTCAGCTAATAACCACTGAGAGTTCAGATAGTGCCAACAGTACTTATTGTCATCTGGCAAATTCCACGCAGAGCATGGGATTATTTCATCTATGTGAACCTCATCTTTTTCTGTTTTAGGTCTTCCGTACCTATCTTCAAATGTTTTATGGAGGTATTTCAACCATTCTTCAGATGTCATACAGAGGTCATCTAATGTGTGGGTAGAATTTGGGGATCTTGTAGCACTACCTCTTCTGCTTCTTCTTAATGCTGTTATGTGTCCTTGTGGATCACAGATTTTACATTGAAAACGATGTTTGTTATGTTCACATACACTTCCACCTCCACATTCTTTGCATTTTGAGCGACTTCTATTATGTTCGCATATGTGACCACCCCCACACTCTTTACAAATTGTTCGTGGTTTATTGTGTTCGCATATAGCTCCACCTCCACATTCTTTACACCATGAGCGCACTTTATTATGTTCACATATTTGACTCCCACCACAGGTTTTACATGTTGAACGTGTGCAACCGTGTTCGCATATTTGACTCCCACCACAAGTTTTACACATTGAACGCTCTCGACCATGTTCACATATATGACCACCTCCACACTCTTTACATTTAGTACGTAGTCTATTGTGTTTACATATTTGACTTCCTCCACATTTTCTACAAGCTGAACGCACTTTATTATGTTCACACATAGAGCCACCAACCTTCAGATTCAGTTTTGTTCCCAATACTTTACATTCAATATTTGGGCATCTGGCTATAACTTTATTACAGGGACAATACCATGTTTTTCCCTTCTTATAAAACTCTTTCTCACAAGGTTGGCAAGGTGCCTCCTCTTCCATAACTTCCTTTATATCAAAATTCTTAAGTTCATATTTATCGATAGTTGACTGCTTTGGCATCTTTCCAGTCTTCTTCACCTGGCGTAAGACTTCTTTGCGCGCGCGCTTATAGAGAAACTCAGGATCTTGTTTCTTATCTTCGTATGTTTTACATTTTTGGGTATTAAGACATCTCATACCTTTGGCTTCCCAATCAACTATCAACTTTTTATAAGTATTTCTTAGACCCTCTCGTGTTTTATTAACTCGTAACACATGTATTGTTGAATTGGTAGTATAGTCTCCTTCAATCCAACCTGCGGTGAGAAGCTCGTTGAGTTCCACGAGTTTAAGTGGTTTTCGTTTGATTTGATACAACAGATCTGTAATCCATTTTTCTACTTCATGGAATTTGTATATTTCACATGCTATACTCTCAACCTCAAAGCATAGGTGTGGATATTCCTCTTCATATTTAGAGGATAATTTGTCTATCAATTTATCTACACCAATTGCACGGTCATTCGCACCAGGTTTGATGTTGGCTTGACCTACCCAAAATGTACCGAGTTCCTTATTGTCAAGGACGAAGAATGAAGTTGGGTGATGATCCATACTCATATGTGAGAAAATAATTATCGTATAATCATACGATTGTCCTGGAGTTTTTGGGTTATACAAAAAAAATCTGTTCAAGTTGTAGGATTTTTTCCAAAAAACTAAATTTTTCTAAGGACAAAACTTTAGAAGTATACATTAACTATAAAATTTTTTAGTACTAATAATTTTCTATATTTCCGACAACTGTGACATAAAATTTGGACATTAATATTCTTAAAGATAAATTCTCATACATGTGTATGATGGAAGAAGAGACCGAGACTCTTCCCAAAGCTCCAGAGGGATATGAATATAGATTAGTAAAGAAGACTCCACTCAGTGATAAAGATCCGTCGGAATTGACACCAAAGCAGTTAGCATGTAAAAAGTACCATGAAAAGAATAGACAAAAAATTAACGAAAAAAATAGACTACGTTATCATGAAAATAAAAAGAAAGAAAATCAATAAAATCTGTTCCGTTTGTAGGATTTTTTCCAAAAAACTAATTTTTTCTATAGACAAAACTTCTTAAGATTATAACAACTTTCTTAAGAATTTTTATTAATAAATTTAGAAATTATCGGAACTCGGGTACAGATTCTTAATCACCTAAGTGTACCACACCTATGTAAAAATCAAACCAAAACCATGACTATTGAGGAACAATATAATCGTGCAAAGGACAATTTCAATGGTAGACTATTCGCCCCCTACCAACGCGAAGGTGTCCTCTGGATGCTCACCATGGAGAACCAAACCTCTGGCCCCGTTAAGGGTGGCTTTCTCTGTGATGAAATGGGATTGGGAAAAAGTGTACAATTGATTGCTACGATGTTGGGAAACCCCAAAAGACGCACACTCGTCGTCGTACCGAAGAGCATCATTACACAGTGGGCAAATGAGATTGGGAAGTTTGCTCCACATTTATCCGTCGGCGTATTTGATGGACCAAAGAGATCTCTTACGGATATCCTTGAACATGATGTCGTTATTACACCATATTCACTCCTCTCAACGACGGAAGATACCCCAATTCACAGGCATATATGGGATCGTGTGATCTTGGATGAAGCCCACGAAATTCGGAACAAGTCTTCAAGACTCTTCAAGAGTGTGTGTAGGCTCAACACGGATATCAGATGGATTGTGACTGGTACTCCTGTTTTCAACTCTATGAATGATTTTGTATCTCTCTGTGCCTTCCTTGGTATTGAGAAATCTCTTGTCCAAGGTATGACGAACAAAATACAAGACATTTACATCCTTCGTAGAACCAAGGATGATCTTGCGAAAATTAATACACGATTGGAACTTCCCCCGTGCCACTTTGAGAATGTGGAACTTGAGATGTTCCCCGACGAGAGACAATTGTATGAGTTTGTGTTCCAAGATGCTCAAGAAACTATTAGGGATGCTTTCAAGAATGCCATTAGTCTCAACTCCAAAAACATGGTAATCCTGGAGGCTCTTTTGAGAGCTCGGCAGGTGATGATTTGGCCAGCCATGTATCTTGAAGGTATCGCAAAGCAGAATGGCACGCAACCCGAGCAGTGGATTGGGAGATCAAACAAGATGGAGACCCTCTTTCGTATGATTAAGTCGCACCCAGATGAGAAAACCCTCGTCTTCTGTCAGTTTAGAGGTGAGATGGATTTCGTTCAACAGAACTTGGAGTGTCCAACTTTCCGTATTGATGGCTCAGTTCCCAAAGAAGAGCGTGACAATCAAGTGACCCTATTCAAAAAGGCGCCACCGGGTTCAGTTTTCATTATACAAATCCGATCAGGGGGGCAGGGACTCAACCTCCAAGAGGCGACACGCGTTTATATTACGGGACCATCTTGGAATCCCGCGACAGAACTCCAAGCTATTGGTCGGGCGCACCGAACAGGGCAAACTAAGCCAGTATATGTGAAGAAACTCATCTACAAAGAGGGAGACGCGTTCATCTCAGTAGAAGAGGAGATCCTTGCGCTCCAGGGTCACAAATCCATTGTGTGTTCAAAAGTCCTCAATGACGAGAGAATTGAAAATCAAATCCCGGTCAAGAGAACTAACGATAAAATTTCAATCTTGGATATCAAGAAAATATTCCGAGCCTAATGTAAAAAAAAATAATTACCTGTTATAAAATGAGAGGTGGTTATTATTCTAATATGAGAGGTGGTTCTTCTGGTACGATGATTATGATAGTGGTAGTAATGCTGGTGTGTATGTCATCAAGTATGATGTGTACGATGGGACCCTTAGGTGGTTTGTTTAGTGGTCTTGGGTCGCTTACCAAGGGTACTGGTGACCTAGTTGGTGGTGCTGCATCGGGTGTTGGAAAGGGGTTGAGCGCCGCTGGTAGTGTTGTTAGTGGTGAAGCTTTTAAACCAAAATTGACGAAAGTCGGTAACATTGCAGAAAACACGAAGCCCGCCACAGCGGAGTGTGATGAAAAATGTCAAAGGAATCGTGCTTTATTCGGGTTGTTGGCTAAGGGTGCTCAAAAGTAAAATGGGGATATTGTGAAATTTTCCACGGTCTCTTAAGTAGCGCGACAGAACTCCAAGCCATTGGTAGAGCACACCGAACGGGACAAACTAAACCAGTGTATGTGAAAAGTTAATCTACAAGGAGTCGGATACATTCATTTCAGTGGAAGAGGAGATTCTCGCGCTCCAGGGTCACAGATCCCAGTCAAGAGAACCAACGACAAGATTTCAATCTTGGACATCAAGAAAATATTCCGAGCCTAATATATAAAAAGATGTCAAAGTTATTCGGAAGTCGCGCTGAAGTTTTCCACGGGACTGCGGAGAAGACCACAGGAGGCCTTCGCGCCAAGGATCTCATGTTGGATTCCAAAGATGGCCAAATCAAGTCAGTTGCTGCACACAAGGCTGCTCTTGAGCGTATGAAGTCGGAAGGCAAGAAGCACTTGACGAAGGTGTTCAAGCCAAAGAAGGGTAAGTTCGCGCTCCAACCCAAGGAGGGTACGA